CTCCTTGTTTGGAGGGCGGCCCGGTCAAGCAGAAGAAAACCCCGGACCGCCCCCGCAGGGGTACGGTAGAGGCCCAACGATATGCGGGGTTGTCGGTGCGGTATTGTAACGGGTGTTACAAAAAAACGGGCCACCAGAGAGGCGGCCCGAGATGGTGAGGCTAGAGAGGGATATCCAGGAACTTCGGCGCGTCGTGGAACGGCTTGTCCAGGAGCAGGGACACGGCGGCCTGCTTGTTGACGGCCAGGGTTTTGCCGTCCTCGCCGATTTCAAGAAAGATGTGATGCCCCCGGCTGGGAAGCAAACCCTGCGGCAGATCGGCATCGTTGTGGACCACGAACTCCAGGACGACCACCTTGCGCCACTCGCCATTATGAGCGTGGACCTCGCGCCTGGCGATTCCGATGCAATCCATCTGCGACGAGTATTTGACAAGGCCGGGGAAGGTATCCGCCACGGCCAAAGAAACGGAATCGACCAGCTCCCGAGTTTCGGGCGGCGTATCAACGGGGAGGACAAAACTAGATATTACCAGCGGGCCGTGTGGGGGCAAGTCGGGAAGATCAATTGGCGTCTTCTCCGAAAACACTCTTTGTCCATCCGCCCAGACCTCCACCCCTTGCCCGGAAAGCCTTTTATTTTTTAACCCAAGGACTGGGTCCTGGCCGGGCAAGACGCTGAAGGTCAAAACATATTGCCCTGCTTTGAGCCCTTTTTCATAAACTGTAGGGAACCAACTTTGGAACCGGCCATCCTGCACCACCACATCCCATTGCCGAGGATTAATTGGAGCATCCGAGTATAGGCTCTTTCCCTTTATCCCAATCCAAGAATTAACTTTTGTGCCGTCGGGTAGATTCGTCTCGGCGCTGAAGATGAGACGCCCGTTTTTGGCAATGTGCATCTTGGCGTTGGAAAACTTTGGTTGAATGCCTTGGCCTTCGCCACAACCGAGCAGCGCTAGGGCAAACCACAAAAGCAACAGAGAGGGAAATAATTTTGCCACCACGCACCTCCTTTATCCGGCCTTATCTACGTCCATTTTTGGTTGCGCGAATAGAGCAGCCGTCGTTTCTACACTCCGTTTAGCCTCCTCAGGGCTGGCCCGGTAGTTGGCGATGAGCGCAGACTCACGTGGCGAAAGCTCCATGGGCGGCTCCCCTCCCATCAACAACCACTGAGGGTCAGCACCGAAATTCCTGGCCAACATACATAAAAACTCAGCGTCAGGAATCCTTTTATTGTTTTCATATCGAACCAACGTATTGCGGCTTATGCCCAAGCGCTCCGCAAATTCCTGTTGAGTCAATCCCCCTCGAACATGGGCGATTCTATCTCCCAAAGTTTCAAAAGCCATAAACATCCCTGAGACTCCAAACAGAGTCTTGACAAAGTACCCATTTGGGGTCATAACAAATTCACACAAAGCAAAACAGGTTCACACAAAACCACGCAAAAAAAAGAGAAACACCAAGGATTACGTTATGCTTCGTACCTCCGAACAGGTTCGGGAAGATTTCAAGCGCAAGGGCATCTCCATTTCCCAATGGGCGGTTTCCAACGGATTCCCGCCGAATCTCGTCTACGACATCCTGGCCGAACGCCGGAACCCGACGCGCGGCCAGACGCACCGCATCGCGGTAAAGCTCGGGCTCAAGGACGGCGAGATCGTCCAGGACAACGAACTTGCTACTGCAATGAACGCGTAGCCTACCTATACCCGGCACACAGCAGGAAAACAATGTCTAACCGCCCACCGAGATCAGACGCAAGGATGGTGCAACTGAGCCTTCCTCTGTCCAGCCTGCCTTCGCAGCGGCTGGAAAACGGCTCCTGCCGGACCACGGAGGCTGTCCAGGACGCCTTGAACGGAGCGCTCAAGGGTTGCGGGCTCTCCCGCGACTTGGTGGCCGAGGAGCTTTCGCGGCTGACCGGCCACGACGTATCCGTCCATACCCTGAACAATTGGGCCAGCCCCTCCAAGGAGGACAGGCCTACCCCGCTGCAATTCCTGGCCGCGCTGGTGAAGATCACCGGCGACGGCGGCCTGGTGCAAGCCGCGCTCAAGGGCACGGGTTACAAGCTGCTCAGTCCTGATGAGGTTCCGCTCTTTGAGTTGGGCAAGATCACGGCCGAAGACAAGGCGCGGGCCAAGCGCAAGCGCGAGCTTTGGGAGAAGATCGGATGACGCGCCCCTCCGGCATCACCGCGCTGGAGCAGCGCGATCTCCTGCACGTCCTGAGCGGCCGACCCTGGGAACGGCACATCGCCGAGGCGTTCCCCGTCAAGCTACTCTTCAACAAGCTGTTTTTGAAGATCGGCCATCCCCAGTTCCTGCTGGCATCGGCCGCGCAATTCGCGGTGGAGCGCTCCCAGCTTTTCCTGCTTATCCGGGAATGGCATCTCGTTTCGAGCGGCAGTTGTGGCGAAATCCATAGCAAGAGTTGCGACCTCTTGACTGGCGAAAAGGGCGCATCCGCCGAACTCGTCCAGGAATTTCATTCCCTTCTCGATGACACGCTGATTATTGCCGTCAAAGAAACAACCAATCGCTATTTCGTGGGTCTTCCTGATGAGGTCCGTATACGTCTCGACTCGCTTGTTGAAGACCATCTGCAAAAATTGCTGTCGGCTTTTCCGGCCCTCGATAAAGGCGGACAAGCCGAATCCCGCCAAGGTGAAAACCCCGGTAGCGACTACCGGGAGCAATTGATCCCACATATTTCCGGTTCCTCCTGTGCGGTTCGAGCGCCGCAGAGCGCCCGTGGTTTGGACACCCCGACCATAGCAGGAGGAACCGGTGCCCACAAACAGCAGGAGGTTCCCATGGCGTATAAGCAGATCACCATCAAAGAGACGCTGCAAATGCAGCGCATGCGCAAGGCGTTGCAGCTGATCGGAACGCGAACCATCACCGACGCGGACCTGCGGGAGATTTGCCCCAGGCCGGACGAGCGGGCCGACCTGGTGGCCCGGCTTCTGGCGGGCGGGTTCGTCTGCGCCACCCTGTACCCGGTCAACCCCGGATCGGAGGCCGTCCATGGCTAAAATGTCTTCCTCGCAGCGTGTGCTGCGCGTCCTGTCCATGCTCAAGGGCCGCACCATGGACGGACTGTCCAACGGTGAAATAGCCCAGGCCCTGGGCGAAAGCGCCGTCAATATTTCCCGCGCCCTGACCGTCCTGGTGGACGAGGGGTTTGTCACCCGATTGGATACCGGGCGCTACGCCCCCTCCATCGCCACGCTGCAAATAGCCCAGGCCCACGCCAACGAGATGGCCAGGGTGAACAACCGCATGAACGAAATCAACCAGCGCGTCATGGCGGGCGCGCTCAACTAACAAGGAGGCTCACATGGACAAAGAGTACCAATGCTACCAGATGGGACAGCTCCTCTCTCTCGTCCCCATCGTTTCGGACATGCACGGCGTGCCCATGGCCTACGCCGTGGCCGCTGCCGGGCCCGACGTCTGCTCAAAGCTGCGCGACCTGCTCCCCCGCGAAAAATGGAGTTCGACAAGTCTGCCCGCCAAAGCGGGAGGGCACACCCTGGGGATGTCCGCCATCGTGCAGGGGCGCGAGGAATGCCTGATGCTGCGCGACTTGCAGCGCACGCTGCGGGAGGTGACCAACAATGACTAGCCCGGCCACCGACACCACCACGCGCACTCTGCCGGCCACCGACACCACCACGCGCACTCTGCCCGCCACCGTCCAAGACTTTATCGCGGCGAATTTTGAGAACCCGGTCAGCCGCACCGCCAAGACCCAGGCCGCCCTGGACACCTATGCCTGTCTTTGGGCCGACGAACGCGGCGACGTGAGCCCGGACGAACTGGCCTCCGACGTCTGCCAAGCCTTGCTTCTTGACGGCGAGGACATGGCGGTCAAGCTCTCCCTGGCCGTTCGTGACTGCATCGACCGTGAGGACGCTGCATGGGGCGGGCATACCGATGAGACCACCTGTTCCTGCTCCACTTGCAAGCACCACAAATCCAAGAGCAACCCCACGCCCGGCAAGCTGATTCCCGGCGAGACCGGCAAGTGCACCCGGCCCGAGGGGCTGTGCGAGTTGATCGCCGTCCAGGGCGAGCCTCAGGAAGTCTCCGACGCCCCCCTGGTTCCCGAGATCACGCCGGAGCGGGGCGCGGCCCTGAATGAGACGCAGCATACCGCCGCTGCCATCGACCAGGCCGTACTGGATAGTGCCGATGTCTTCAAGGCAATCGGGCGGATTGAGGCGTCCACGTTCTTCGCAAAAATCGGAAATATTTCCGCTGCGCAGTTTGCCCGACAGGTGCGCGAAGACAAGAAATACAAAGGTTTGCCGTATAATGACAACGACGGAAACCGGAAATACATTTCCACTTTTGATGAATTTTGCGACCACTTCCTCGGGAAGACCGGGCGCTATGTTCGTGACCTCATCGGCAACCTCCGCACCCTCGGTTCCGACCTCTACGAATCCGCCGAGCGCATAGGCTTCCGGGCCAAGGATTACCGCGCCCTCAAGGCGCTGCCCGAGGCGGAACAGGCCATCGTCAAGCAGGCCATCGAATCCGAGTCCAAGGAGGATGTCCTGGCGATCCTGGAAGACATGGCGGCCAAGCACCAGGCCGAACGCGAAGCCGCGAAAAGAGAAAAGGACGGCCTGACCGCCGACCTGGATGCGCGCGGCAAGCTGCTGGAAGACAAGGCCACCCGATTGGAGAAGACCGAGGAGGAGCTTTTCCGGCTCAAGAGCCTGCCCAAGGACGCGGACCAAGAACTGCGCCTGGCCCGCGAGGCCGAGGCCGTCAAGGCGCTGGAAAACGCCTACATGACCGCCCTGGTGGGGTGGAACGAGTTCCTGGTCCAGGTGGAGGCGATTTTGAACAGCCACGACGTTTCGGCGCACACCTCGCAGCATGTGATTGGTTCGGTCGGAAACTACTGCCAGGCCATCAACGCGGCGCTGATCCAGCACAATATCCCGGTGGACTTCGAGGAGGAGGTCAGCCCGGCCTGGATGCGCGAGACGGCCCAGGCCGACCTGGAAGCGGGCCAGACCAACACCCCCAACGGGCGGAGCTGGTAGGCCATGACCACTAACCTCGGCGTCCTCGACACTCTGCGCGACCTGGCCGTCCGTCTGGATGCTGCCGAGCATGGTCAACGCGCCCCCATGGTTAGCCAGGTGGCGAAGCTGCTCAACTGCTCCGAGCAGACCGTATACCGGCGACTCAAGTCCGATATAGGCTGGAAGTCCGGGCGCAAGAAAAGGCGTAACGCCGGTGACTTGACCGTGTCCGAGGGGACCTGCAAGGCGCTCTCGCACCTTATGCACAAGTCCACCCGCGATAACGGCAAGCGGACCATGCCGCTGACCGTGGCCGCCGCGATCCTGCGGGACTCCGGTTTCGAGGACGCCGACGTTTCCCCCACCACATTGAGCCGGGCCATGCGGCGATACCGCTGCCACCCGGACATGTTGGCCACGGGCAAGCCGTTCGTCCACATGCGCTCCCTGCACCCCAACCATGTCTGGCAGGTGGACCCGTCCATCTGCGTATTATTCTACCTCCCCAAGGGCGGCCTGGCCGTCATGGAGGAGGCCAAGTTCTATAAGAACAAGCCGCTGAACGTGAAGAAGGCCGAGCGTGAGCGGGTGTGGCGCTACGTCATTACCGACCACTACTCCGGCACGATTTACGTCCGGTATGTGCAGGCCGCGGGCGAGTCCGCCCAGGGGCTGGTGGACGTCTTCCTGGACGCTGTCAGCTACCGGGGGCGGCACGACCCCATGCACGGTATCTGCTACATCCTGGGCATGGACGCGGGGTCCGCAAACACCTCCCACCTGTTCCTCAACCTCTGCGCCCGCCTGGGCGTGGAGGTCGCGGTCCACAAACCGGGCAACCCCCGCGCCAAGGGGCAGGTCGAGTGCGCGAACAACATTGTTGAAACGCAATTTGAGAGCCGCCTCGGCTACCTCCATATTAACAGCCTGGAGGAGTTGCAGAACGCGGCCGACCGCTGGCGGCAGCATTACAACGCCCATGCCATCCACAGCCGAACAGGCAAGTCGCGGAACGACATCTGGCTGACCATCACCGAGGCGCAACTGCGCTTAGCCCCGGCCCTGGAACTGTGCCGCGAGCTGGTCACCACCAAGCCGGTGGACGCCAAGGTCAAGCCCGACATGACCATCACTCACGCCATTAAGGGATACGGACGGAACACCTACGACCTGCGCATGCTACCCGGCCTGGTGCCGAACATGAAAGTGCAGGTTGTGGTCAACCCGTACCGAGCCCCGGCCGTGGACGTGGCCGTGCCCGATCCGGCCCTGGCCGAAGCGCCGGTCTGGACCATCGAACCGGTGAAGATGAACGACGCCGGATTTTGGGAGGACGCCCCGGTTTACGGCCAGGAATACCAGGCGCAGCCCGACACCATTGCGGACCGGCACGTCAAGGAGATCGACGAGGCGGCCGGACCCGACGCCAAGCACCCCCGCGCCCCCGAGCGCGTGGACGTCATGGCCGACATCAAGCCCGCCCCCGAGTACCTGCCCAAGCGAGGCCGGGACCTGGGGCTGGACGCGAGCAAACGGGAGTTGCCGCCGCTGACTATCGTGGAAGCCGCCATGCAGCTCAAGGCCCGCCTGGGCGACCGGTGGACCGGCGAGGCCTACGCATGGCTCACACAGCGCTACCCGGACGGCGTCCCCATGGACGAGATGGATTCCATTGAGGCCCGTTTCGTCAAGCAAGACGCCACACCCGCGCCGCTCAAGCTGGTGGCAAACCAGGGGTAACTCATGACCAAGCTGAAAAATTTGTTGGCCGAAGTCGGACTCTCGCAGCGGGCCTTGGCCCGAGGCCTGGAACTCAGCCCGGCGGCCGTCAATGAGATCGTCAACCGCGATGTCTGGCCCAAGACCCTGGACCTCCAGGAACTCCAGGCTCGCATCCGTAAGCAACTGCGCAAGGCCGGAGCGGACGGCAACAAGGTCAAGCACCTGTTCCGCCAGAGCCGCGCCAAAACACCGGCACAACACGCCGAAGAAATGGAGGAGTTTATGTTGTTAGGTAAGCAGGAATTATTCCCCGAAACCAAGCGCCACTTCGGGCTGATGGTTAACCCATTCGGAGAGGTTACCGGCCCCGAGGACGTGTTCTTTTCCCCGGACATCCGATACGTGCGCGAGGCCATGTTCCTGACCGCCCGAAAGGGGGGATTCGTGGCCGTGATCGGCGAGTCAGGCAGCGGCAAGTCCACTCTGCGCAAGGAGTTGGTCGACCGCATCAGCCGCGAGAATCAGTCCGTCCACGTCATTGAGCCGTATGTCCTGGCCATGGAGGATAACGACAAGACGGGCAAGACCCTCAAGGCGCTGCATATTGCCGAGGCGATCATGGAGACCGTAGCCCCGTCCGAGTCCATCAAGTCCAGCCCGGAGGCGCGGTTCCACCAACTGCACCGGGTTTTGCGCGAGTCGAGCCGGGCCGGGTCCTCTCATTGCCTGATCATTGAGGAGGCTCACGGGCTCCCCATTCCCACCATCAAGCACCTCAAACGTTTCCTGGAGTTGGAGGACGGATTCCGCAAGCTTATGTCCATCATCCTGCTCGGCCAACCCGAGCTCAAGCACAAGTTGAGCGAGTCCAATGCCCAGGTCCGTGAGGTGGTCCAGCGCTGCGAGAAGATCGAGCTTCGCCCGATGAACGGAAGCTTGCCGGACTATGTCAAGTTTCGTTTTGGCCGGGTCGGGGCCGATGCTGAGAAGATCATCTCCGGTGAAGCGATTGAGACACTGCGCTCCAAGTTGACCGGCGCGGCCAGCCGCTCGGGCGTCAATGACTCCGTTTCCCTGGTCTACCCCCTGGCGGTGGGCAACCTGGTGGTTGCTGCCATGAACCTGGCCGCCAACGTAGGCTCCCCGCTGGTCACCCCTGAAATCGTCAAGCAAGTCTAGGAGGTTCCAGACATGAAACTCAGAATCCTGCCCGACAAGGAAACCCGCCGTCAGACTGGCAACGTGGGCTGGTCCGCCCCCGAGGGCTACGTCAGCGCCAAGATCGCGGACAAGGCCATGGCGCTCAAGTGCATCATCCAGCGGGACATGCCCACCGACTCTCTCGAAATGGCCACCCATATTTGCAATGCGCTCCTGGCCGACGCCGATACCGTGGCCGCCCTGGAAACCGCACCGCTGGAGAGAGGTTGCCATGGCTAGAAGCAAACCCAAAGCCAAAGTCATTGCAGACGCCAAGCAGGCCGAGGCGGCCATGCTGGAGCTGGCTCAGTTGGGACGACAGATCAATGCCGTCGAAATCGACGCGGCGGAGAATATCGACCTCATCAAGGCCAACGCGGCGGCGGAAATGGAGCCGCTCAAGGCCCGCCAGAAAGAACTCGGCAACTCCCTGTGCATCTATGCGACCCTGAACAAGGATCAGTTGTTCAAGGCCCGCAAGTCTCAAAAAACGCCATATGGCGTTTTCGGGTGGCGCAAGGCTACCAAGATCAAACCCATTCCTAAGATGACCCTGGCCCAGGTCCTGGAGCGGCTCCAAGAGCTGGATATCAGAGAAGCCATCGCAGTTAAAGAGTCGGTCAACAAGGAGGCCATGCGCGGGTGGCAGGATTCCAAGCTCAAGACCGTGGGCATGCGCCGCGTTGTCAGCGACGAGTTCTTCATCGAACCCGCCGAGGAAGAGTTGGGAGGTGAGGCATGACCCAATGCGGACGCTGCAAGGCGTTGCAGGGGGCGGAGGCGCAAGTCCTCCGCCTCCAGAAGGATGTCCGCGAGTTTGTCAAGATGCTCAAGAACGCCCGCGAGGACGGCGGCCTGACCAAGGCGCAATGCGAACACATGGACCAGCTGGTGGCGCGGCATGAGGCCGTGCTGGCCGGGCAGACCGAGGACACCTGTAGCGGCCACACCGGCCCCAGGACGGCGGTTGCGGAGGTGGAGCATGGCTGATCGCACCTACATCGTCCAGGTCAAGGCCACGACCGGCCGGGCCGTGCTTTGCAGGATTGAGGACACGGGCATTCAAATGTGGATTCCCCGCAGCCAGGTCGAGTTCCCGGACAACGTGGAGCGCGGCGACGAGCTGGACCTTGAAATCCCCGGCTGGCTGATCCGTTCCGAGATCGGCCAGCCCGATCACTAGGAGGCCTCATGGAGATTCGCAAAGACCTGTACATCAAAGAAAAGGACAAGCCCAAGCTGCGCGGCTCTCAGCCGCTGCCGTTGTGGATGCCCGCAGGGCTCAAGTGCAAAAGCTCCGGCGTTGCCTTGGCCCGCCAGCTGAACAACGTCAAGGGCGTGGTCTGCCTCGGCTGCGAACTCGGCCCCTGCGCCCTGCCCGAGGGCGTGGAGCCGGACCGGATGCTGCGGATTCGGAAGGAGGTGGAGCGGTAATGGTTGCCTACAACTTTAAGCAGGAGTTCGCGGATGATGTGGCCGCCCTCAAAAAACGGCAAACCATCCGCGCCAACGGCAAGCGGCGGCACGCCCGCCCCGGCGAACCGTTGCAGCTCTACACCGGCATGCGCACCCAGGGCTGCCGCAAGCTGGTCCTGCCCGATCCATCGTGCAAGAGCGCCGAGCCCATATCCATATGGTTTCTGTCAAATGGTCAGGGCATCAATGTCACCGTCAACGGTAAGCCCCTAGAGGACCACGCGCTGGACATGTTGGCCCAGGCCGACGGATTCCGGGACGCCGACGGCTTGCGGCAATTTATCGCCGAGGAACACGGGCTGCCTTTCGATGGCACGCTCATTAAATGGTGAGCGCAACAACGACCAAAGGAAATATCATGGAAGCAAAAGAGATCACCATCGACATGACACCGACGTGGGAATGCGCGTTGAACATATTGACTCAATCGGTTGCTGACCAATTGGAAGACGACGAAGCAAGCCGGAAGTCTTCGGCTGCCGAAATCGTCCGCGCGGGCAAGCTGCTTGATACTCTTATTGAGCAGCGCAAGGAACTGCTTGCGGCCTTGGAGATGTGCGCTCCTTTCGAGGAGAAGGAGTTCTTTAAGATGGTGGAAAATTACGCAGGGACTCCGGTAGAAAATACCCCGGAATACCAAAAGATAACAGCCCTCCATGACTTCATCCGAGACGCTATTTCCAAGGTCAAGGGCGAATAACCACGTATTAGCAGTGAGGTGATGGAAATGAAAGTGGACATCGAAAAGTACGATTTTAACGGTCTGCTTGAAGAGGTTGCTGGTCTTGTCCATCCAAACAATGTCCACCTTTCTGGACCGTTCAATATGCCGATGGTTGATCCTGTGAGACTTCAGGCCGTCCGTGAAAAGTTGGTCGAGCTGTTGCCCTTGGTTGAAGACAACAACTAATCCGCAAGATGCAGGTAAAAGGAGATAATCAACATGGCAACATACGCAGTTGATATCACAAAGAAGTTAATGAAGACCGTAATCCTTACGGTCCCCGATTCTGTCTCAAAAGAAGACGCCCAAGAATGGGCGGACGACAACATTGACGACGTATTCGACGTCGAACACTACGAGGGCGAAGTAAAGTGGAACGTGGAGGATCTTTCCGAGGGAGAATCCATGGAGGTGAAAATCTCAGAGAAGATGGCCGACGAAGAGTACGAGATAGAGGGCTTTTACCCCTGGCCCTAGGAACTACGCCTGACGAGTCCGTAGGGACGAAACGCCCGCAAGGGCGTCGCGTAGCAAACCAAGCAGAGGAGATGCGCCATGAAAGCCAAGGGAGCAACCTTGAGGTCAAAGCTCATTCGCAAATGCAAGACGCTGCAAAGGCGCATCCTGGTCATGCCTGACGACGACTACCAGGCAATGCTGGAGGAGCGCTACAAGGTGTCATCTACTGCCGACCTGAACGACGGGCAGCTCAAAAACCTGTGCGCCCACCTGGACACGTTGACCGGCCAGACCACGCAAAAACCGTCGCTCCCCGACGCCCAGGCCCGCAAGATATTTGTCCTGTGGCAGGAACTGCACAAGGCCGGAGCCGTCCGCGACCCGAGCGAGGCCGCGCTCAACGCCTACACCCAACGCATGACCCGGCGCGACAACAAGCCCGGCGTCGCGTCCTACCGATGGCTCAACCGCTGGCAGGCAAGCAGCATCATCGAGGCGCTCAAGAAATGGCAGCAACGCGTGGAGGAATGCGATGAATAAGCCCGGCGAAGTTGGAGCGGAACTCCTCATGGACCTGCGGGACCACGTGGCCGACGTTCTGACCAACAAAGTACAGCTTCCCGACGGCGTAGCCAAAGGCATTGCCCAAGACGTTGCCGTGCGCATTGCCGACAACTGGGGTGGGCAGGTGCTCTATATCCCTATGGACCTGGCCACCAGAATGCACACCCGTAATGCGGAGATTATGGACGCCTTCACCGGAGACAACATCAATACCTTAGTCAAAAAGTTCAGGTTGTCCCGTCAGACGATCTACCGTATCCTCAAAGCCGAGCGCGAACGGCGCGCCCCGAAACAGGGCTCTCTGTTTCAACATCTGTAACAGTATTTCAAAAGGCGGTCCCGGAAAATCCCGGATGGTCCCGGATAGTCCCGAATTATCACGCCCCATCCCCTGGATTATCCCGTTGGGTCTTAGAAAGGAAACCCTTTGAAAAGGGCTTTCCTTTCCCCCTTCCCCCGAACCCCCATCCCCTTTTCCTTCCTAAATTGTTTGTGCCGCTTCGCGGGAGTGGACGGATACGGAGGAGTTGTGCCGTTTCGTATTCGATGTGCGCGTTTGCTCAAGTGAGGGAAGAGAGGCAGGGCAGGCCTTTTTCGTATGCATTTCGCTAAGCGGCACAAAAAGTTCTGGAGATTCTTAAGAACCTCTTTCAAGAGGTTCTTAAGCGAGGTCAGGGGCAGCGCCCCGGCCGCCGGAGGCGAATTGATCCGTTCATCGCCGTCAGGCGGCTTTCAAGTGCTGCTTTAACAAAGTCATTTGCACACGGCGTTGTCGACCTTGCCGATAGCGGGCCTGCGGTCGATGGCCACGGAGTTGCCGGGAATGGACTTGGCGTATTTCTTGATGTGGGCGGCGCGTTCGCCGATTTCCATGAGGGAGCAGGGGCCGTCGATCTCGATGACGCCGAGGGAGATGGTCACCAGCGGGTACTTGCGTTCCTTGTCGTCGCGGCCTTTGGCCTGTATCCAGCCGCGCTTTTGGTCTTCCAGGCAGTAACAGTTTTTGACCAGACGTCCGAAACAGCGGGTGATGGACTTGCACAGGCGCTGAACGGCATCGGGCGGGGTGATGAGCACGAAGTCGTCGCCGCCTATGTGGCACAGCCGTGCGTCGCTGGGTGCGTGCTTGCGTGTGGCCCATGACATGATGTCCGCGGCCAGCTTGATGATCCGGTCGCCATTCTTGAACCCGTAGGTGTCGTTGTAGACCTTGAAATGGTCCAGATCGCCGTAGATGATCGAGAAGGGACGTTGCTGCTTGATGCGCGATTCGACTTCCTGTTCGATGGCCACATTGCCGGGCAGGCCGGTCAGAGGATTGGTGCCCTTGGCCATTTCCACCTGGATCTTGGCCAGAACGTTGAGCAGGTCCTGGACCGTGACCACGCCGTAGAGCAAACCCTTTTTGGTCACGATGATGTCGTCATAGGCCTTGATGTGTTCGCGCTTCATGGCCGTACGAGCGGCCTGTTCCACGGGCATGTCCACGTCCACGATAAGCGGGTTCTTGTCCATGACCGCGTCTATGGACCGTTTGTGATACAGGGCGATGCCGAATTGGGACGATAGCTGGCGGTTGAGGTGGTATTCCATGACCAACCCTTTGGGCACGTTGTCCCGGACGACCACGATGTTGGTGAAGGTGTCGTTCTTGCGGAAAAAGTCGTGGGCCGTGGAAACCAGACAGGACAGTTCCACGGCATGCGGGGCCTTGGCCAGATCGCCCACGGGCGGCGAGCAGATGATATTGTTGGCGATGTCTCCAACGGTCTTGAGGTGACGGCACTCCTCATTGACGTCCGGTTTAGGGGCACTGGGCCGGGCCAGAAAATATCCCTGGCCGCAGTGCACGCCGATGTCCTTGAGGCAAACCGCCTGATCGCGGGTCTCGATGCCCTCGCCGATAATCCGGGAGCCGATCTTGTCCGCGAAGGTGGCGGTTGTCTCGACCAGGGCGCGTTTGACCGGGTCCTTGTGGATGTCGTCGATGAGTGATTTGTCGAGCTTGATGTAGTCGGGCTGCAACTCGGCGATGAGGGTCAGGCCCGCATAGCCCGCGCCCGCGTCGTCCACGGCGATCTGGAATCCCTGGCTTCGATAGTGGGCCAGGGTGCGGTAGAAGAGGTCGAAATCCTGGACCGAGTGCTGTTCGGTGATCTCGAAGACCACGTTGTTCGGGGTCAGCCCGTACTTGTCCATGAGTTCCAGGGTCTGACCTGGAGAAAAGGCGGGATCGGCCATGGTTTTGGGGTGGATGTTCAAGAAGAGTTTTTGGCCGTCCTTCAGTTCGCCCACGTTGCGTATGGCCGCCTCGCGGCAGAGCTTTTCCAGTGCGAACAGGCGTCCCAACTCCTCGGCGGTCTGAAAGAGCATGACTGGGGAGCGGAAGGTTGAGCCCTCAGGGCCTCGGGCCAGGGCCTCCCAGCCAAGGATGGTGTCGGTGCGGAAGTCGAGAATGGGTTGGTAGTGGGCCGAGACCCAGCCCTGAACCAGGATGGTGTTGAACCGGCTGGTGATGGACAGTTCGTTCATGTCCAGGGGGCGGCTTTCCATGCGGCGGGCGGTGTTGAGGGCCTTGTTGAGCGCCCCGTCCCACTCCTTTTCGCTTTCCAGGCAGGTGATCGGCGCGAATCCCATGCCGAGGTCGATCCCTAGGCCTGTGTGGCGCAGCATGGTCGGTTCCAGATCTTTCTGGGCCTGGGTCTTGTATTCGTAGGCGATGTCGGCCGGATTGTTGTCCTGGGGGACGATAAAGGCCGCTTTTCCCGAGGCGGGGCGGATTAGGTGGAGATTGCGGGTATTGTTTCCGGCGGCTGTCGCAGCCAGGGATTCGCCGAGTTGCTTTTCCAGGAGGTCGACAAAGCTTTGTCCATACATCTCCCTGAGTTTTGCGTAGTCCCGGATGGTGATCAGGACGAGTGTTCTGGCAAGCATGGCCCCGGTCGGCAGGTTGATCAGCATATCTGTGGAAAGTTCCTTGTGCATCGTCGTTCCCCTGTGGCCGGGAAGGGCAGAACCAGTCCCTGTTGACGAAATTGCGTGGATGGAAAGTCATCACCGTTTCGCCGCTTTCGCGGTTAAGCTGGCACCGCCAGGTGACAAGCGCTTCAAATCTGTTACATGCGTAGCGGTTTCGGTTGTTACCGCTCGGTGACAGGTTCCCGAATCTTTGGTTTCGAAGCACAAAAAAAGGCAGCCTCGGAGGCTGCCTTTTTTTGTGCTATAGTGCGAATGGTTAGCGGTAGTACAGGTTCCGCCCGCCGATGGTCAGGAAGGCCTGATGGAGGTTCTTGCGGATATCCTTGCGGCTCCACACTCCCTGGATGTGGCCCCTTGACAGGGCCTTGTAGCAATTGTGGTAGTTGGGCGGAATCTCCAGGCCGGTGGTCTCCTTGATGACCCCGGGACCGGCAAAGCCGATGCGCGAGGAGCGTACCGCGTACTGGTAGGGCGAGCAGCCCAGGAACGAGGCCACGGGGCCTGCGTATGAGTTGGTGTCGTACAGTACAATGTACAGGCCGCCTTCCTCGATATAACGGCGTACGGCCATGGTCACCCGGGGCATCTGGATCAGTCCGTTGACGCCCTCCTGGATGCGAATGCCCGCCGTGCCGTGGATGTACGCCAGGAAGGGCTGATGCTTGGTCTGGGCCAGTTCCAGGGCGCGGATGAATTTTTCGCCCTCGGCAGCGCCCACGGATCCGCCCCGGAAGTTGGCCACCAGAGTGGCGCAGGTGACGCGCAGCCCCTCAAGGCTGGCGTTGAAGGTCAGGCAGCTGGATTCCAGGCCGGTCTTCTTTTTCGCGGCCTCGACCCGAGCTTCGAAGTTGGGGAAGTTGGTCGGGTTGCCCGAGGCGATGTCGCGGTTGAACTCGCGCACCGAGCCACGGTCGAAGACGTTGTGGAGAACCCACTGGTATTCCATGGGAAAGTTGTAGCCGCAGTTGGGACAGACTCCCGCATAGTCGGTGAACAGATCACGAGCCCAGATGTCCAGGCAGCCGCGCTTGCTCGCGTGCGGGCAGGATATCTCGCGGTCCAGTCTGGCCTGGGGGCTGACATAGTCGCTGTCGTTGACCAGGGCGGGCGCTTCCGGCTCGGCCTGGGACAGACCGGTCAACTCCATTTCCTTTTGCTTGTCCATTCCGGGCTTCACGCCGACCTTTTTGAGCAGGCCGCGGAACGCGCCGGTGAACTTGGCCGTGATTACGTGGATTTCGTCCGAAGCCTCTTCAACGATGCGCTCCACGCGGTGTTTGAACGGCTTGATCAGCCCGTACAGGATCAGGCTGGCCGTATTGGAGACCAGCCCGGAGCTGGTGGCGCTGAGTTTTTCCAGCAGGGAGCGGTTGTCCTGGTAGGCGCTTTGGGCGAGACGGCGGTACTTGCGGAACCGCTTGGTCACCAGGCGTTCGCGGGCCTTCTCGTTCAGGGACCAGCGCACGATAACGTCGGCGTTCTTCTTGAAATGGCGCAGTGCCAGGGCTCGGAACAGGCGTACGCCGCGCACGTTCAGGGCGACTTCGTCGGTGGCGCGGATGACCTGCTCGCGGACCTGCTTGAAGAAGTCGAAGTGATCGGCCCGGGCCCCCAGCGGCGGTTCCTGGATGATTTCGTCGATATAGCCGTTGGCCAGATTGTCCTGAGCGGTAATCTTCTGGGCTATGGCGCAGGATTCGATGAGCTCGGCCGGAGCGCGTTCCGAGCCGCGGATGTGGCCTTCGATGGCGGCCGCGCCCTCGGGCGAGATGACCGAATAGTAGCCATGGGAGAGCATGAGGCGTTTGTCGGCCATGCCGATGGCCTCTGCGCCACCCGAGCCGCCTTCCGAGAAGATGGCCACGATAGGCACGTCCAGCCCGGCCATTTCATATATGTTTTCGGCGATCTGCTGTGCCGCTCCAGGGAAATCCTCAATGGGGTAGGAACCCGGCGTGTTCACGTAGGCGTGGATGGGAATCTGTTCCCTGGCCGCGACCTTCATGTACTTGAGCGCCTTGGAGTTGCCCCACGGCTTGATGGAGCCGCCGTTGCGGAACTCCTCGCCATGCCCTTTTTCCTGGCCCACGACCATGACCGGCTGGTTGATGATTTTCTTGCCGCGCCGCCGGGTTATGTAGGCCCGGGCAATGAGCATGCCGGGGTCGATGGAGTGCTCGTCCTGACCGCCCATTTCGGCGTAGTTGTCGTAGACGTTTTCAAGGATGTCCTTGAGGCTGGCCCGCTGGGGGTGGCGGACGATGCGCACCTTGTCCATGGCTGTCAACTGGGCGTCGATGGCGGCTTCCATGGCGGACAGCCGTTTGTCCAGAGACTCCAATTCGCGCAGGGACTGATCCTCGGAGAGGGCGGCGTTCTTTTCCTGGAATTCAGCGATTTCCGTGGCGAACGCATCCAGCTCGGGGCGTGACTTGTTGCCCAGGATGTCGCGGGCGTAGTTGACCCGGCCCAGGAGCGATTGCAGATTTTTTTCTATATTCATAGGCTTAGAATTCGAGGAGGTTTGCGGTTTTTTCGATGAGGAAGGGGATGTTCGACTTCATGGCCCCGCCGGCGGAGTCCGAGCCGTTCAGCCTGAGTTCGTTCAGGAACTGAAGGCCGCGGGCCTTGGCTTCCTCCAGATCCTTGCCCCAGATGATGGCCAG